TAGTTCATATTGTACTATATCTCAAGTTCTAGAACATATGAATATACCTCTACATAAAAATAATGTTGTAACTCCTGAGGTATTAGATCTTGTACAAGATATAGAAGATGACTTAAACGAAAATATTGAAAAGTGGGCTCGTGACACATTACTGACTAAAGATCCAAGATTTGTTTTTAAGAGAGAGTCAATTTGTGATAGAGGTTACTTCTTACAGAAGAAGCGATATGTTCTCCACAAACTCGACGATGAAGGGGTTGCTTGTAACAAATTTAAATATACTGGAGTAGAAGTTGTCCGTACAACAATGCCTAATGCTATCAAACCATATGTAAAAAACATTATAGAACATATGATTATGACAGAAGATAGAGCTACTACTAATGAAATGTTTGAAGAAACATATGACATATTTAAGTCATTACCTATTAACGATATTGCATTTGTTATGGGTATTAAAGAATATGAAAAATATAGTATATATGCTAAAGATTGGCAGGTAAAGAAGGGTACACCTATTCACGTTAAGTCCGCTATTTATTATAACAAACTTTTAGATTATTATAATATATCTAGTAAGCACGAAGCTATTACATCAGGGGATAAAATTCGATATTTTTATACTATGACTCCTAATAAGTTTGGTCTAAATTCATTAGGATTTAAGTACGACTTACCAGAAGAATTCTATCAAGATTTTAAAATAGATTATGAAAAAATGTTTGAAAAGATTGTGTTTAGTGTGATAGATAGATTTTATACTAACGCTGGTTGGAAATCTTTTAAACCTGGTGAAGCATTAAATACAGATTTATTTGATTTCTTTAAAGTAGAAGTTGCAAATTAATTTTCATAACATATAATACTCATATGGATATAATTACATACGTTGATACGATAGGTAGGACGTGTTTTGGCGAAGTAGAAGAGAGAACAGACGACTACGTTAAAGTCAAAGCACCGGCAATGATTATGGTCACTCCTAATGACCCTAATAATATGAAAGTAGATGTAATGCCTTTATTCTTTAATGAATTTTCTGAAGGCGCGCAACCTGTTTTTGTATATAAAAATAATCAATTTGTTGAAATTGAAATAGATATTTCAGAAAAAATCTTACAGCATTATACTGCAAAAATTAACACTACAGAAGAAGGTAATATTCAACCTGTAGCAGAAAAACTAGACGAGGAAGTTCCTGAAGTTACATTATTTGAAGATAAATAACCTATGTCTAATCTTGTTGATAAAGCATTTGCTAAACTGCAAAAACTAAACAATAACGCTACAACGTTAGAAAAAAATACTCTCAGTAATGTTACTGATTGGATCGATACAGGTTGTTTAGTTCTAAATTCTATTCTTTCTGGTTCTTTATATGGTGGAGTACCAAAAGGTAGAATTACTATTTTTGCAGGAGATTCAGGATGTGGTAAAACATTTATCTTGAATAAAATTTTAGCACATGCTCAGCAAAAAGGCATGGTACCTATTATCTTTGATACCGAGGTAGCAGTAGAAAATGAAGGCGCCGAAAATGTTGGTTTAGATACATCAAATGTAAAGTATGTACCTGTTGATACTGTTGAGAATTGTCGTAATCAAATTATGACTTTTCTTGATGAAGTAGAAAAAGAACCAGAATTACACGGTAAGTTTATTATTTCTATTGACTCACTCGGCAATTTAGCGTCGGAGAAAGAAATTAATGACGCTGGTGCTAATAAAGGCGCCATGGATATGGGGCTTAGAGCTAAACAGCTTAAATCCATGATGCGAATAATTACTTATAAAGCAGCTGTTACTGGTACAACTGTAATTGCGAGTAATCATACGTACGCTGACCCTGGTGCACTCCATCCTACCTTAGTTAAGCAACAAGCTGGCGGGTCAGGTCCTGTGTACATGGCGTCTATTTTAGTACAAATGGCAGCAAAGAAAGAGAGAACAGATGCAGGTAATACGAGTGACGAAGCTCTTACTGAAAGTCGTAATTACTCTGGTGTTACTCTTCGAATGTTAACTGTAAAAAATCGATTTATTCCCGCCTTTTTACAAGGAGAAGCATATCTTAATTTTAAAACCGGTCTAGAAAAATATTCTGGTTTAAAAGATATTGCTGTTTCTCATGGAATTGTTCAGCAGAATGGATCTACATATAGTATGGGTGAGAAAAAGTTAGGTTATTATAAGAATTGGCGCAATAACGAAGAGACGTGGAGTTCTATATTACCTAAATTAGAATCGTCTATAAGCGAAAAATACCGTTACGGTAAATCACTTAGTGATGTAGCTATATTAGATCAAGAAGATGAGTAAAGCAGTAGTACCTATTTCTGGTGGGTTAGATAGTTCAGTAATTTTAAGTATCGCATCAAAACAGCATGATGATGTATATGCATTAACTTATGATTACGGACAAAAGCATAAAAAAGAAATTTTGTATGCAGGTCTTCAAATAGACGAGTATGATAATATCGAAGAACATAAGATTATAGATATTAGTTTCTTTAAAGATATTGCTCCGACGTCATCTCTTACAAATGATAATATTAAAGTAGCGCATGCTCGAGACGTACTTGGGGATGCGCAAACAGTAAACTATGTACCTTTTCGTAATATGATGATGTTATCTATTGCAAGTTCGTATGCAGAAGCTGTTGGAGCTGATACTGTATATCATGGATCAGCCCTAGTAGATAGTCAGGCTGGTTATTGGGATGGTAGTAAAGAGTTTTTAAATGAAATTAATAACGTTACAAGTCTTAATCGAAAAAATACCATTAAGATAGAAGCACCGTTAATTGAGTTATCTAAAAAACAAATTATAACTTTAGGTTTAGATAATGATGTTAAATTTAAAGACACGTGGACCTGTTATGAGGGGGATGATAAAGCATGTGGTTATTGTACTGCATGTAGCTCTCGTATACAAGGGTTTTTGCAAAACAAACTTATAGATCCAATCGAATATCAACGAGAAGATATTCCTTGGGGAAAAAATTAAAAATATAATTATGTGTGGTATTTTCGGATCAAACAATATTGAAACATTTAGAGAACTTTGTAAAGTAAACTCTTCGAGAGGTAATTTTGTACGTAGTGTAACGTATTTATTTCCCGAAGGCCTAGAGAGTAAGACTCTTGTAAAAACAACACATGAGACTGACTTTGATAAACCGATTACAGAAAACCCTTTTTGTATTTACTATCTAGGCCACGTCCAATCTCCAACTTCTAAGGTAAGAGAATTTGCTAAAAAAACGTCTCATCCTTTTTCTTCAAACGGAAAGTATTTAGCTCATAATGGAGTATTACAAAACGATAGAGAGTTAATTATGAATAGAAAACTAAAAAACTATAATGATGTAGATAGTAGTATTATTTTACCTCTTATAGAAAATATTGGTTTTAAAGAAGCTATTGAAGAATTAGAAGGTACTTTTGGTTGTTGGTATTATGATAGTAAAAAGGGTAGTTTACGTATATTCAGATCTGGTAGTACCTTATATTATAAAGGGGAATATTGTGACGGTAGTTTTAGTTCAGCGGCTTTACCAGGATATAAATATATAGACGAAGGTGTTATATTGGAATACAACTTTACTTCTAGATCTTTTATAGAAGTAGATAAATTTAAGCTTAATATGACACCATTCTTTTTATGAAGACTTTAATAGCAACCGCTACTAAACATAATAAGATTGATTTTAAAAATACACGACTAGCTAAAAGTTTAAAAAGTCATAAAAAAAATCAATCTATTGTATCTTACGAACTACAACCTACATACGAAAACACGTTCGGGTTGTGTAGTGTTTATAACAGATATCTCACTAAAGAAAACATAAGCAAATATGACTGTATATTATTTGTTCATGATGATATACATATTGATAGTATAAATTTTCTTACGTGTATAAGAGATCAGTTTAAACAAGGTTATGACGTAGTTGGTCTAGCAGGAGGCAGTAAGCTACAAATTAAGAAACCATGTTTATGGCATTTAATGTGTAAGCAAGATACTTACTCAGGGGTAGTAGGTCATTATAAAAATAAAAATGAATACTACCAAACTATATTCGGACCGACACCGAAAGAAGTAATTTTATTAGATGGTTTGTTTATGGCAGTAAAGACTAAATCTATTGCTCTTAATAACATACAATTTGACGAAAATATAAAAGGGTTTCATCATTACGATCTAAAATTTTGTTTAGATTGTCATCTTGCAGGAATGAGATTAACTACTGCACCAATACAGGTCATTCACGACTCCCCTGGCTTAACTGAATTCACAGAAGAATTTGCAAAATCAGAGGACTACCTATATAATGTCCTCGTTAAACATGCTAACAAGCGAAAGTAATTACCTAGATATAGATCTCGATTATTTGGAGCGTATTGTCTTTAAGAACTGTCTTGAAGATGAAATATATTTAAACTCTATTATTGATAATCTAAATTATAAATTCTTTAAAAATAAGGACTTTCAACAGATAGTAAAAATAATTCAAGCTCTATATAAAAAGAATAAATGTAGACCTACAAAGACAGAATTAGAATTATATTTAAATACTGATCAATTAAAAGAACATTATCAAAAAGCAAAAGTAATAATTAATGATATTGACTCAGATTTATCTGACGAGCTAACATATGAGTACACAGAAAAATTCTTACAAGAGCAAGCTGTGTTTAATACTTTTCTTGAAATTGTTGATAGTAAAGAACGAGATGTAAAAACTATACATGAAAAATTTAATAAAGCTTGTAATATATCTATAACAACTAATGTTGGGCATGATTATTTTGAGAATCTAGATAAGCATATTACTGATCTTACAACAAGACAGAATACGATAAAAACTTCTTGGGATTGGTTAGATGAAAGATTAGATGGAGGTTTTTTAGAAGATGGGAGAGCAATGTATGTTTTTGCAGGACCTACTAATGTAGGTAAGTCTATATTTCTTAGTAATATAGCAACAAATGCTGCTGAAGCTGGTAAAAAGGTATTAGTTGTTTCCTTAGAAATGTCAGAAATGATTTATAGTAAACGTATTACATCTAAGCTTACTAACTTACCTATCAATCGGCTGCAAGATCATGTAGATACTTTAAAAGAGAAAGTTAATACATTTAAGGCATTGCGACCTAATAGTAAAATGTTAATCAAAGAGTTTCCTCCTAACTCTATTACACCACCGCAATTAGAAGCTTTTATTAAAAAATTAGGTAATAAAGGATTTAAGCCTGATATTATTGTATTAGATTATCTTAACTTAATGGCTGCGACATATGGAAATAATTCCTATGAACGTATTAAGAGTATATCAGAGCAAGTTAGAGCTATGTCCTATACGTTTGAATGCCCAGTAATATCTGCGACTCAGGTTAATAGAACAGGATATGGTAATAATGATGCAGGAGGCCCGGGGTTAGAATCTATTGGAGAAAGTTATGGTCTAGGAGCCACCGCTGACGCAATTGTAAGTATATGGCGTACAGAACAAGACGAAGAAGATAATGCTTTACATATTGGTATTATAAAAAATAGATTTGGCTCTAATACTGGTACTAATAGAATGAGTATTGATTACTCTACCCTAACGTTAGAAGAAATAATGATTTAAATGTTAATGACGACATTGACGCTGCGGAAAACGATGCTGTACAATTTGGAAGAGAGGTGTAAATATTATTAATGGCTAAAGATGAAATAATCTTTACAGACATGGATCTTGATGGTTCATGTAGTTATCTAATACACACCTGGGCTCAACAAAAAAAGTCTAAAGTTGTAACTCTTAAAGTTAGTAATTTAAGAGAAAAGTTTTTAAGTTGGTTAAATCATCATAAACTCGAAGAATATAAACAGGTATACTTTTTTGACTTAGATACAACTGAGATTCAAGATTTAATTGATAAGAAAAATGTATGTATATTTGATCATCACAAAACTCATAAAGAAGAAATTTACAAAAACGCTGAGTATTATATAGATCATAAAGCAGAATCGTGCAGTAAGATTTTATATCAACATTATAATACAATAGGTTTGTTAGGTAATCTTACAGTAGAGCAAAAACATCTTATAGCTTTAGTAAATGATTATGATTGTTATCAACTAAAATTTCCAGAAAGTAATAAACTTAATTTCTTATTTTGGTATAAAAATGGTAACAAACTACAAAATTTTATTAATGATTTTGAACACGGATTTCACGGATTTACAAATGAACAAAATAAAATCATAAGTTATCATTTCTATAAATTTAAAAAATTAACTGAAAGTTTACAATTGTTTACATGCGATGTTCCTGTAAGTAAAAAGAAATATACATTTGTAAGCGCGTTCGCAGATCAGTATATCAACGATGTAGCGCAGTATGTAATTGATAATTCTGATTGTGATGTTTGTATGTTAATAAACTTAAATAACAAGCGTGTTTATTTTCGTAAGAAAAAAGATGTAGATTTAGATTTAGGTAAGTTCGCCAAAAAAATATGTAACGGTGGAGGCCACGAATATGCTGCTGGTGGAGAACTTAATGATGTAATATTAACCCTTAGTAAAGACTTTATACCAATTGACGGATAATCCTTATACATTATTAGAACAAAAAGATTTAACTCATAAGTTTCTGAGTTTATGTAGTTTCGTATCTATTTGTGAAAATAAAAAAATTAACCTCGCTAATGTTTTTTTATTAATTCTAAAAGAAAAAAAATATAGAACATTGTTTAGAGATATACTAATATTAGAAAGTAACTTTGATTTAGTAAAGTTATTTTTAAAACATGACCCATATTTATATAAAAGTAAATATATTACAAAATATCTCAAAAACAATTCTATATCTTTATGAGTAAATTATCTATTTACGAACAAAACATTTACAATACCTTTCTCAAAGTTTCAAGAGCTGGTAAGGGGTTTCGTTATAGAAAAAATTTCGATAATATTTCTGATGAGAAATATACTTATATAAAAAAGATAAGTCATATACTGAATAATAAAAAAATAGATCCTTATATGTTTTTTACAGCTCCATATGAAATGTACGCGGAGCAGTACGTTGATTTAAAATTTTATACAACATTCGGAGCAATCAGTTCATATAAAAAATATTTAGAAACATTACAATTAACTAAACCAGACCATTCATATAATATAAGTCAATTAAGAAATAGTTTTAAACACATTTATCAGGAATGTTTTGATAAGAATTTGTCGAGCAGTAAAGACTACTTAACTATACAAAAAGGTTTATATCCACAATATATTTTAGATTTGAAGGATGGTAAGATATGTTATTATGCCTTACTTAGCTTAGACTTGTGCGAGAAAAATATAAATCTAGAGAAAAAAACAGTTGAATTTGTATGTAAAAACTTTTATAATCTTTTGAGCAGTTTGAGATCGAGATTCGTATTTTCGAAAAAAATCAAACCGTTGAGTATAAAATTAATAAAAACTATAAACAAGATATTAAAAAATGACGAATAATATGTTTGCATCAATTAAGGACTCGTTGGCCAAGCCAGCGCAGTCAAGTAGTACAACTAGCAATATTATGCGGTTGAAGACAGGTAACACTTACACAATAAGGTTGTTACCATATACAGCGGAACCTAGTAAGACGTTTTTTCATTACTTCTCCCATGGTTGGGTAAGCGAAGCAACCGGGCAATTCCAGAGTTCAATTAGCCCTCAAACTTGGGGTGAGCGGGATCCGATCGCTGAAGCTCGTTTTAGGATCATGAGAACTGGTTCTGAAGAAGAGAAAGAAAAAGCTAAAGCTCTCACTCGTAGAGAACAATGGTTAATTAATGTATATGTAGTTAAAGATCCTGAGAATCCAGAAAATGAAGGTAAGGTAAAAATACTTCGTTTTGGTAAACAGTTACATAAAATCATTATGGAAGCTATTGAAGGAGATGACGCAGAAGAGTTTGGTGAAAAGATCTTCTCTTATCCTACAGGTTGTAATCTTCGTGTTAAAGTTGAAGAGCAAGGAGGCTATCCAAGCTATGTTACCTCGAGGTTTGCTAGTCCATCTGAAATTCCAGGTGTAACAGAAGATAGTATTGGAAAGCTTTATGAGCAAGCTTTTGAACTTGATAAAGTATACCCAGTTAAGTCTTATGACGAACTAGTAACGATGCTTAACGAGCACTATTATGGTAAAGACGATACTCCTGCAGTACCAGAATCATCTACATCAAGTTCAGTTACTGATGACGACGATGATGATATTGACTTTGGAGACGTAGATACATCATCTAAAGAAAATGTAGACTCTGACAAAGTAAAACAATTACTTGATACGTTGGACTAAAAAAATAATTAATAACGTAGGGGGGAGGTTCGCCTCCCTCTTTTTTAAACTTATGACCCCAGAACAACAAGCACAGCTCGCAGAAAAAACAGCTTTACATATGCTAAATGCACAAGCCCATGGTTTGAACAAAGGTATAGTTCAAAGATCGGCTACTATGCAAGATGTCCAAATCAACAAAGAGATATATAAATCTCCGGTACAACAACAGGCTCCTATACCTCCACAGCCTCCAGTTCAACCACAAATTCAGCAACAAATACCCGTACAACAGCCTCAAGTTCAACAAATTGTGCAACAAGACTTGACTCCGTTAATCGACCGGGTAACAGCCCTTGAAAAACAGGTAACTAAATTTGTTAATCTGATAGAAAGAAGCGTTGCAAAAAACGCAAAAGAGATTAACATAAGAATCAAATTGAACGAAAATAATGATTCTACCAATAAGCAATAGAGATAATTTTATAAAGAATTTTCTTAACCCGGTTTCTCGTTTAGCGCCTAATTGTACGCTTGATATAGAAAATAGTATATCTACTATTGTACATAACAATTCTAATATCTTTCTCAAAGCTGAATATACAGTTAATTGGGATGACGATAATGATAAATGTGTTTTATGTTTACCAGACACGATTAAGCTTATTAAAATATTATCATGTTTAGATGAAGATAATATTAATCTTAAATACGAAAATAATTGTATAA